CTGCGTCGCGCGGGATGCCCGAGTGACTTAATTTTTATGATAGGACTAAGACATGAAACAAAAGACATTCGCGGAGATAGCCGCCGAAAACGGGTTAACGAGTAACCAGCTTGAGGCGGCAAAAAAGACCGGCATCGACCCCCGCGACCCCGAGCAACTGGCGGCTTGGCTGGCCAAGAAGCGCCACCGCGTCCAGCCTGGCGCGAAGATGGCGCTACCGGAAGCGACCGCCACAGCTCAAAGCCTAGAAGAGATGGAGCTTGCCATCAGGCAGGCGCAGGACATCGACACGGTAAAGATCCTCAAGGAAAAGGTTCTTGCGCTGAAGGGAATCGTTGCCGTCCAAATGGAGACTCGCGAGCTTGTCCCTGTTGGCGAGGTTCGCCAGTCGATAACCCGAGTCGTATCCGCCGCCCGTGGCGAGCTACTTAAGTTTGCCGCCGACATTCCACCGAGGGCCGAGGGATTGGAAGCGTCCGCTATCCAGAAGCTTATTCAAGCCGAGGTTATCGAGATCCTCACCCGGCTATCCGATGAAACAAACGCCATTTATGCGGAAGAATCCAGTCATTGAGGGAGCTTGTTTAGGCTGGCGACCGCCGACTAAGCTGACTCCGTGGGAGTGGGCGGCGGCTAACGTCAAGATCCAGAATAGCGAGCGATCCGGCAAGTTCGACCCGGAGCAGACGCCGTGGTGGAAGGGTCCGATGGAATGCGCTGCCGACTTCGACACGCGGAACATCGTTGTCCTGGCTCCGACTGGTTCTGGCAAATCGACAATGGCCGAGGCGCTGATTCCCTACGTCGTCTCTGAAGACCCCGGCCCGATGCTTTACGCGTCCCAGACCGACGAGGATGCGAAGTTCTGGGCTGAGTCGCGACTCACTCCCGCCCTTAAATCCTGCGCCATGCTCGCGGCACTTTGGCCCGAGGATCGCCACAAATCGCGGAAACTCGAAATCCTTTTTCCTCACATGCCGCTCATCATGGGCGGAGCGAACCTGTCGAACTTCCAGGAAAAGTCGATGCGCTGGCTTTACGGCGACGAGGTGTGGACATGGAAGCAGGGGCTTGTTCGCGAGTTCTTGGCGCGGCATCACGACAGGTGGAATCGCAAAATCTACCTTGTCTCGCAGGGCGGATACACCGGCAGCGAGTTCGACCTTGAGTGGCAGAAAACGAACAAGGCTTCCTTTGGCTGGAAATGCCCAGGCTGCCGCAACCCGCGCCTGTTCTCGTTTGAGGACTTGAAGTTTGACCGCATCGAGATCGACGGCAAGCTCGACGAGCAAGCCAGCGCCGACACCGCAAGAATGCGCTGCGACTGCGGTCAGGAATACGCCGACACCGTGGCAAACCGCCGCTTGCTCTCATCGTCCAACATGGAGAACGGAGCGAAAGGCTACATGTCGCCGGGCGGCGAGTCACCCGTCCGAGGCTATCGTGGCTTCCATGTTGACTCGCTCGCAGTCTGGTGGATTCCGTGGTCGAACGAGGTTCTTGGCTTCCTTGAGGCGACCCGCATGGCCAAGGCCGGCGCGATTGAAAAGCTCCGGCAATGGCGGCAAAAACGACGGGCGCAGTTCTGGTCCGAGGACATGGTTGACACTGCCGCCCCGCTAGCCGTCTCAGGTTACAGCCGCGACGACGTAGCCGAGGGTCAGCCGTTGGAAGGCGAGGCTTGCCGGGTTGCGACTATCGACGTTGGCGGCGACCACTTCTGGATGGTTATCCGCGCATGGTGGCAGGGCGGCGAGTCAACCTTGCTCTGGGAGGGTTACGTTCCCGGCAGGGGTGGCGATGAAACCGAACTGGCCGACCTGATCGCCCGCTACAAGGTTGACCCAAACAAGACGTTCATCGACATCGGATACGACGAGCCGCGAATCCTAAACCTGATCGTCAGGCGGGGATGGGTCGGCATCAAAGGGGACGGATCAAGGACCGGATGGAAGGCGGAATCAAAGTCGGGCAAGGAGATCGAGAATCCGTTTTCCAAGATCCAGCGAAAGCCAGCGCCACGCGGAGGGATTGCCCGATGGGTATGGGTTGCGACCAACCCACTCAAGGACATGCTCGCCCGCCTGTCATCCAACCAGGGCGCAGAGTGGCGGGTGTTCTCCGACGTTTCCAACGCTTACCGCAAGCATTTCAAAGCCGAGCGCATGGAAGAATTCCAAGTTGGGCGCGAGCAGCAGGTGAAGCGGGTATGGGTGCAAAAGTCCCGCGCCAATCACCTTTACGACTGCGAGGTTTACCAGACCGGCGCGGCACGGATGTTCCGGCTTTTCGAGGGCGGTGAAGACTAATTGACATTCGCGCCCCAAGCTTGATTCGGGGCGTGTGTCCGCTCGCCTCGCCAGAACGATTTACCTGACCGTCAAGGACGACGCGGTGGCCGTGGCGGCTATCCGTGCCGAGGCGTCATCGCTCGCGCTATCATTAGCGACAAGCCCGGACGCGGCTTTCGAGCTGACCAGTTCGACAGTGAATGGGCAGACGTTTTCCGGCAGGCGCACGATGTCGAACACCGAGCGGCTGACGCTTTTGCGCTACGTCATCAACCAGATTGACGCTGGCCGGCCGCTAAACACCGACACCCGAGCGATTTTCTAATATGGCCATCCTCGACGAATTTGGTGCTCCGGTTGTTTATTCCAGTCGATTCGCCCACGGCTCCGACCGATCCCGGTCGCGCGGGGCGCAGTTTTCGATCAACGATACCGACATCGACAAGCTGATTCCGTCGAATGACCGGCGCACACTTGTCTCGCTATCAAAGCGGTTGGCGGCAAACATGGGTGTGCCGAAAGCCATTGTTGCGCAGAAAGCTCAATACTCAGTCGGGCAGGCATGGATTCCGGCCTACGCGGGAGACGACACGGCAAACGGCGATGCCGTTGAACGCTGGCTAAAGAACGTCTGGATGCCGAACTGCGACGTTCGTGGTGGGATCAACGATTGGCACCAGTATCTAAACGACGCCAGCAAAGACATCGACTTCGGAGATCACTTCACGCTCCTCACGATGACCGAGGACGAGACGTTCCCGCTCGTCCAGAACATCCCAAGCCACCGAATCCAAAGCGGACCAGACAACGAAAAGGTTGGCGAGGGGCGCTATGCGGGAGCAACAATCCGCGACGGCATCATCTACAACAAGCAGATGCGCCCGATTGCATACCGGGTAATGGACGAAGGAAGCTCAAAAGACTTTCAAGACATCTCGGCAAGCTCAGTCGTCCACGTTTACGACAAGGATTTCAGCGATCAGGGGCGAGGATTCCCTACCTTCACTCACGCCGTCGAGGACTTGAAGCACTGCCTTCAATCGACCGAATACGAGCGAATCCGCCAGCTCATCATTTCATCCATCGGGCTGATCGAATACAACGAGCATGGCGGGCCGGATCTCGACGACCCCGGCATTGCACTTGGGTCGGCAGCGGCAGGATCGGGCGGCGTTACCTTCCAGAGCTATCAAGGCGGAATGACTCGCTACATGCGGGCGAACTCCGGAGAGAAGCTGGAAGTCATCAAGCACGACAATCCTGGCGATGTTTGGGAAAGCTTTCAGGACCGATTGAACCGGGCTTCCGTTGTCGGTTCCGGCTGGAGCTACGGGATGGTTTGGAAATCAGCCGGCCAAGGAACAGCCGAGCGGGCCGACATCCTGCGCGCCCGTCGCGCCGTGGGAGAGCGGCAACGCCTGATCCTCTTCCTTGCGAAGCGCGTTGTCTCTTACGCTGCCGCATTCGCTCAGTCGAAAGGCAAGATCACCCGCGCCAACGGATCGCAAGTTTTCCTCGCAAATCCGACCTTATGGGGATTCTCCAAGCCGCCTCGCCTATCGGTTGACGACGGGCGCGAGGACAAGGCTTTGCTTGAGGGTTGGCGGGCCGGGACTCGCAACCTTACCGAAGTGATCGAGGCTAACGGTCGCGACATCGAGGAATTCACCCGCGAGCGGGCAAACGAGATCGTCTTGCGCAAATTGATCGCCGCCGAGGTGGGCGCAGCCGCTGGCGTTGAGATCGAAGAGCGTGAAATGGCAATGCTTACGCCTAACGAAATGGGCGAGCAGGGCAATACGCCCGACATGGAAGGCGATGAATCCGAGGATGAAACAAACATGGCAAGCTTTGAGACGCTAAAGGCAAAATTTGACGCATACGGAGTTGCAGTCCGAGCGGGAGCGATTACGCCAGCGATGGAAGATGAAGTCGAATTCCGATCCGAAGCGGGACTGCCCGCCATGCCTGCCGCAGTCAAAGGCGCATGGAAGGAAGACAAGGGGTTCCGCCGCCCGATCACGCTGGTCAGCGGCAGCGCCCCGCCGCCTCAGGGCGCAGGCAATAACCCAATGGAGCAATAATTATGAATCTGATCCAGATTGAAAACAGGACCGGAAAGGTGAAGCTGAACGATGCGGTGACGCCGTGGGGTTCCGACGACCTGATCGGCGAAATCGAAAAGCTCTACGGGGCTAAGGCAGTAGCCGAGAACCTCCGCATTGGCGAGTTCACGGCAAAGGCTGACGACGCTCTGGAAACTCTCGAAATCGAAATCAACAGCCCAGGCGGCAGCGTTCTCGACGGGTATCGTGTTTACCATTCCCTCATGGGGATGCGCGAGCGCGGAGTCCGGGTCATCGCCACCGGCAACGGCATCGTCGCCAGCATGGCATCGGTGATCTTCATGGCGGCAGACGAGCGCCGAATCACGCAAGGCTCGCGGATCATGATTCACGAAGCGCAGCAGGTTGTCGCTGGAGACTCCGGCGACCATGCGCGAGCCGCGAAGATTCTCGACGAGATGAGCGACGAAATTGCCAGCATCTACGCGGGCGTTACCGGCGCTGAAAAGGAAGAGATGCGCGAGCTGATGAAGAAGGAGACTTGGATGGGCGCGGCGGAAGCAATTGAGCGCAAGTTTGCCGATTCCATTGTTGGTAAATCCGCCGTTGACATTGGCGGCAAGGGCGCGAAATCCGAAACCAATAACCGTATGAGCATTCTCGACCGACTCCTGCCGAATGGCGAACTTACCGCAAAGCTGGAAGCTGCAAATGGCGAACTCGTCAATGCGGCCAACGAAATCCAGACGCTTACCAACAAGCTGAAAGAAGCCGACGCCGTTCTGGCCGAAGCCGCTGACGAACTCCGCGAGTTCAAGGCGAAGGCTGAAACCGCCGAGGTTCAAGCCAAGGCCGATAAGGAAGCTCGCGAAGCCGCTGAAGCTCTCGCCAAGCCGGAAGTCATCGAGGCGAAGGCGCTGGAGCTTGTGGCATCCGCCGAAGCTCCCGAGGCAATCACAAATGCAATTTCCGCCAAAGCTGCCGAGATGATCGCAAACGCTGGTCACGCGCCGGTTGATGCGACCGAAATCAGCGGAAGCGACAGCAAGACCCCGAATCTCGACATCTTCAATTCCCTTTCAGGTGCCGAACGATCCGCCTTCTACGCGGCCAATCAAAAGGTGATCCGAAAGGAAATGACTCTCTAACCAATCAAAAACTGACCTAATCTCATGGCTACTCTTTCATTCAATGACACCATCTTCGCGCAGGAAGCACTTAAGGCTTTCACCGCCAAGCTTGCCCCTCTCCGCGCTTTCTCCCGCAACCTCAACAGCGAGGCCGGGAAAGTCGGTGACACCATCATCGTGCCGTTCATCTCGGCAGCGACCGCCACCACGTTCAATGCCACCACCGCCAACTATCAGACGGCAGGCGGCGCGGTGACGCACAACACCCTTTCGCTGAACCAGCACAACATCGTTAACTTCGACATCTCGGACTTGCAGACCGCCAACAGCTCTGCCGCCCGCTTTGACGAACTTGCCGCTCAGGCTGGCCGCGCCCTCGGTGACAAGGTTCTTCAGAACATCTGGAAACTGATTACCACCACCAACTTCGGAGCCGCCACGATCACCACGCTTGAAGCGAACTACACGCTCGCCTCGTTGATCTCCATGCGCACGGTCCTTGCCGGTCGCAACGTGGATGTTGACCCCGGCGTTTGCTCGTTCATCCACAACACCGTTGTCGGCGGAACGATGCTTGGAACCGCGAACGTGCTAAACGCATATCAGATCGGCGACAGCAACGCGGCCCGCCAAGGCACGCTCGGACGCTTGATCGGTTTCGACACCTACGAAACCAACATCCTGCCGACCGCTGCGACCTCGCTGGTTGCCTTCGCCGCTCACTCCGACGCAATCAGCGTTGCGATGCGCTATCTCGCCCCCCTTGCCGCTGGTGAATACCTGGCTACCGAGATGGCCGTCGATCCTTCCGGCATCGTCATGGGCTATCGCCGGTCCTACGATCAGGCCACCGGGATCATGTATGGCGCTTTCGAGTGCCTCTACGGAACCGCAACCGGATTGACCTTGGGCCTTGTCCACGGAACCAAGCCGTAAGTTTTCTTGGGTTGCTAGTGTTGTCATCGTGAACCCCGGCTGCTAACGCGGTCGGGGTTTTCGCTTGAAAAATGGAGGCGCATCGGCAAGTCTCGCGCCGAACATGAGAAACAAGATTAGCCTTTGCGTTATCGCGGGCAACGTGGAGCAGCATATCGGGCGCTTTCTTGACCATTTCCAAGGAGTCGCGGATGAGGTGATTGTGGTTTCGGCCATTGGGAATCTTGATCCCGATTGGACTCTGGCAAACGCGAAAAAGGCAGGATGCAAAACCGATGTTTACTTAAACAAGCACATCGGAGAACAATCACACTGGCCGCACGTTGACGACTTCGCCGCCGCCCGCAACATGGCTTGTGACATGGCAACCGGCGACTGGCTCATGTGGGCGGATACGGACGACATTATCACGCCGGAATCCGTAGCGCAAATCCGCCGACTTGTTGACGACTTGGAAGGAAGCGACATCGACGGCGTGCTGATGCGCTATGTCATCCCTGAAGACGGCGTGATTAACTGGCGGGAAAGACTTTGGAGAAAAGGGAAAGCGCGATGGACGCACCCAATTCACGAGTGCCTGGAGTTCGATCCCGAATCCAAGCAAATCAAATTCGACGGCGCGGAGATTGTCCACGCAAGCGACAAGCGAAGCGCGAGCCGGGACGAACGGAACCTGCGAATCCTCGAAAGCATTTCCGAGGACAAGCGGACCATTTCGCAACGGTTCCACGTTTTCCAATCGCTGATCGCGCTCGACCGCAACGACGAAGCTATTCCGAAGGCCATTGAGTTCATCGGACTTGAAGGCGTCGGCAAGAACGAGCGATACGAGGCGTTTTTCCAGCTTGCTCGACTCGCGGAAAATTCCGAAATGAAGAAGTCGATGCTTCTTCAGGCTCTCGCGGTTGATCCAATTAGGCGCGAGGCATACGGCGAACTGGCACTCGCAAACATCCCTGACGCCCCGGAATCTTCGCTTGGATGGACTGACGCAATGATGGCACTCAGCGTCCCACAGGATGCGCCTTGGAACCTTCGCCGCGCCTACTACGGCCAACTTGGCATCGGACTCCGTGGAATGGCGCTGCGGGCCAATGACAGGCGGGAGGAAGCGGACGCGTTGGAGACAAACCATTTCGTTAAAAACGGCGCGAAGATCAGCCTGATTCACGCGACCCGAGGCCGCCCCGCAATGGCGTGGAGAACGCGGATGGAGTGGTTAAGATCGGCGGCGAATCCAGACGCAATCGAGCATATCTTCGCAATCGACGCGACCGACCCGTCATCGTTCTTGCTCGCAAATACCCGGAGCGTGATCGTTCGCGGAAATGGCGGGCCGGTCGACGCATGGAACGTCGCCGCATCTAAATCCAGCGGTCAAATTCTCGTCCAGCTTTCGGACGATTGGTTGCCGTTCCAAGGGTGGGATGCCGCGATCATTGACGCGATTGGCGACACCTCCAAGCCCGCCGTGCTGGCAGTCTCAGACGGACACCGAAAGGACGACTTGCTTTGCATGGCGATCCTAACGCGGGCGCGACTCAACCAGCAAAAGCATTTGTTCCACCCCGAGTTCTTTTCGATGTTCTCGGATAACTGGTTTTCGCGCCAAGCCTTCGCAGATGGCGTTGTGATCGACGCCCGCGACCGCATCACGTTTGAGCATGTCCATCCGGCATTTGGCAAGGCGGAAATGGACGACACTTACGCACGCAGCAACGCTCCGTTTTATTACCGATCCGGCGAAGGCATCATGCGCAGGCTCAACGAAGGAATCAAAGTATCAACGGATGTTGATGGATGGTGCGACTACCGGGATTTTTACTCTTACGTCGCGCAAACGATTCCCGAGGGCGCGCAGATCGTCGAAATCGGAAGCTGGCAAGGGCAGTCAATCGTCCACCTCTGCCAGCGGATGCAAGACCTCGGCAAAGCGGCAACCGTGAATTGCGTTGATACATGGAAGGGCGAGCAGAATCAGCCTAGCCATTTGCAGGTCGTCGATGAACACGGCGGAAGCATCCTCGGCAAGTTCACCGAAAACATCGAAGCCGCAAAAGTGGCCGGCATGATCAATGTTACGGTTGGCGACAGCGCGGAATCCGCATCGCAGTTTAAAGACGGCAGCATGGATTTCATCTTCATCGACGCGGCTCACGATTACGATTCAGT